TGGCGTAGTCTCTAGACTGTTCTAAAACCTTTTCTCTATTTCTTTTCTTCCAATTCCTTTTAATCTCATTGGATCTTTCTCTATTTTCTTCTACCCATTTATTGTTGCTCTTATCACAACGTTCTTTATTTTTCTGATATTCTCGTTGCTTTATCTTTTTAGCTTTATCAGGATTTTTCTTTTTCCATTCCTTTTGTAACTTAGATAAACACTCTTTACATTTAGCTGTTACATTCCCTGACTTAGTTGTAAAACATTCTAATTCTTTACTTTCCTTGCATAAACTACATTTTTTCATAAAGCCCCATGGTAAAATAAAGTCTACCACAGGGGATATTTATTAGCAACTAGCCAATATCATCATCCGATATCACCTAACGCAATGATTCTAGAACCATATCTAATACATTCTACAAACATCTGCTCGCCATTAGCCCCAACAACTGCAGTTCCCAGTGTTAGCTTATAAGTAATAGGATCAAAAGCAAAAGCACTGCTTAATGTTTGTGTACGAGATATGCCCATAACACTTCCACCAGACACATATGCTACATAAGCTGTAGAATCTATGTCTTCGCCAGTGATCACATCTTGTAATGAGAATGTGTCATCTGTTAGAACAGTGATGCTATATCTTTTATTCACCAATTCGTCCATGCCACGAGCTGTGGTCATCTCAGGTCCAAGATCAGTTATACGAATTTCCCAACCTGTAGCCATTCCATGAGCTGTTGCTGTTACAACACAAGGATCAGCTTGAGTTATACCTGTAATAGCAGTTCTATAATCAGCTGCTCCACCTGAAGTATTAGCAACGGTAAAACCGTTAGTATCTTCAAATGTAAAGTTAAAGGATGAACCTCCTGTTGCAGAATCTATAACTTGTTGTTGATACGAATCTGTATCAGTAGTTAATGTTCTTATCCAAGTAGATTTAGGAAATCCTCCTGCTGTACCTGTCCAATCAGTTAAATTGTGAACTACAACTTTATCTGGCTGGAAACCTAATGTTAAAGTGTAAGCGTTTCCGCCTGAAATATAGCTAAACGCTTCGGTCATTGTGCGACCTTCGAATAAATCTGACATAATTTTTATCTCCTTATATTACGCTTTTGTTGAAAGCAATGTTACGATGTGTGAATCATCAAGAATTGCTGCGTTAAAATAAGCAGTGAATCCCATTGATTGGAATCTATTAAGATAATCGTTAAATCCTAGTGGCTTTAAGATCATTTCAGTAGATACTTCATCAAGTCCTACATATCCATATGCGTTTGCACCAACAAAAGTGTTGTTGTAAACTGGAGCTGCATCTGTTGAAACTTTTACTAAAGTAGATGTAACCCATCTAGCTTCATCAGTTGAACCAAATTCTGATTTTAATACAGCTTCTTGGCTACCGTATTGAGAAGTAGGCATGAACGCATCTAAAGCTCTAATATCTGGCTTCATTTTTACGTGAGCATTAACCCAAAATGCAGCTTCTACTGGTCCTGTTCCAAAACGACTTGATCCATCAATTGTTGGAGTCATTTTTTCTGTGTTATTTTCATCTAAATATGCAATTGCTCTATTAACATCTGTTTGAGTTAATTCTGTTATCGCATTTCCGTTAACACCACTAAGACAAGAAATTTGTGCAACGCCAGAATCCCAAACATCTCTTGTTACTTTGTCTAGCATAGTGTGCATGCACTGAGAAAGGTTATCAGCGGTTTCGCTTGCTGTATCATCTTCAACTACTAACAATACTTTTCTAGAAAGTAAAACTACTTTTCCAAATTCTTGTACTGTTACGTTGATATCAAATTTGTTGATTTGTTCAGGTGCTGGATCAGCATCTTCAGAAAGAACAACTGGGTCAGAATTCAAGTTTTCTTGTCTTCTAAACGCCATTGTATCAGTGTTTTTTTGTGGTAAGGTAAAAGCTCTACCAAATAGATTGTGGTTATTGTTAGGCTTTGATCTTTGTAATAAAGCTCTATGCGCCCATCTGTTGGACATAGAACCATATTGTGTGGTTGTTGTTACACCCATATAATATCTCCATATTGGAGGCCTTACCTACGACTACGCTTAGAATTCCTCCACACTACAAATTCAGAATCTGTCATGTTCATTACATCTACAGCTTGATTCATCGCCGCTGCCTTAGGGACTCCAGAAGGTGAATTCGGGGTGTCCTTTTTAGGTGCCGGCGTAGCACTTAACGCTGTTTTCTGCTTTGGACTTAATTTATCCATTAATTCCCATGACTCTTCATATCTGTTTGGCGCTGCTTCTATTGCTGCCGCTAAGTTTGGTCTCTTTTTTAAAAAGTTAGCTAATTTTTCGTTTATTGCTTCTGCTTTCTCTGGGTTTTGACGTATCCATGCCTTCTCTTCGACATCTCTCATCATTTGAACTTGCTGCTGTCTTAATTCAGCTTTTGTAACAGGTTCATATTGACTGTCGTCTTCTTCCTGAGCTGCAGGCGTTTGCATCTGTTTTAATTGATGCTCTCTATACATTTTAAGTTCGCCTTCTGCGTCTTGTCTTTTTCTTCGCTCCTTTTGAAGCGCTGAAAGAGGGACGTTTTGCTCTTGTTGAACTTCTTCTTTAGTCTCAGCAGTTTCAACCGCTTGAGTTTCATTAACAGGCATTTCTTGTATGTTCTCTTGAACTACTTCTTGTGCTTGCTCTTGTACAGCTTCGGTATCTGTCATATATTTATCTCCCGATTTAGCGTAAGATAGCCTCTTACGATGGCATTGCGCCCTTTGCTTGTAGGTAGGCGACACCTTCTTTATTAAATTCTATTTTTAGCTTCTCACCTTTCATCTTGGGAGCTACCATCCATAGAAGTTCTTTAATCCCTCTAGAATTTGAGACAAAATACACAAGTGTATTGCTTCTAAAACTAGGCAGTTGTTTTGTTAACTTAGGTTCATCAACGCGAAATACTGTTTGATCATTTGAATCAAACTTCGCATGTAATGTAAGGAAATAAGTTCCTTTAATATGTCCATGTGAACTAACGACATCATCAACGATTTTGTTTATAGATTTTTTTAACGAGGCCCTCTCCTCAACAAATTCTGATGGTAGTATTAGGTTAGTAACTGGATCTTGCATCATTCGTGTTGACATAGTAAACCTGCTTTACATTCCGCTCTTGCCACGTAGTGACTCTTTCTGAGCGTGTGCTTTTTGTAATAGCCTGTTGGCCTTCATAGCGTCTGGGTTAGAACTTGGTCCACATTGAGAACTTGTTCTTGATGGCTGACCCATAGGATTATCCTTAGTGGAATACATTCCTTTTCCAGAGCTTAAAGATGTTTTTTTCATAAACACTCCTTATTGTTGTTGATTTATGCCCTCTGTAGGCGGTGATTGTTGCTGAGCTTGAGAAGATTGTTGCGGCTGTTCTATTTCTGATTCAGCATCAACTAGCTCCTCTTTGCGAGCTGTCATTTCTTGCTCTTGCACATGTATCTGATTAACAAGCTCTAACGCCTGTATCAATCTATCTTCATGTAGTTTTGAAAGCTCAACGATAGCTTTAGCTTTGTTAAGTTCTGCAAGACTTTGATTTTGAACAGCTTCAGAAGTTCTCTCTATTCTTAGACCTTCGTTTGCATCTGCTCTAGTTCCTCTTTCGTGTGCTAATGCGTATTTCTCGGCAGTTGTTGCTTCTACTAAAGCGTCTTGTTTAGCTTGCTGTTCTTGTTGTTGCTGCTGTGCTTGTTGTTCGTTTTGTTCAATAGCATTTTGAAGATCCGACATGCCCGCCATCTGTAGAGATTTGACAATTTCAGATTGTGGAACATCAACAATACCTTCACGTTTAAGATTTACTAATTCATAATAATAAGCGTCTTTTTGTGACTGAGAGCGTACGCCTTCTTTTACTACTGCATCGTATTGCTCAAACTCTTTTTCGTAGAATTGCTCTGTTGGCTCTTCTCCTATGATTCGCTTTACTTTTCCAGGGGGATAATGATTTTGGATTGCTTTAAGAACTAAACCACCAATAACTTTTTGTGTTACTTCAACATTATCAAATATCTTTCTGTTAGTTCTAAGTCCTTGACCTATACGTACTTGTGCAAGTCTTCCAGAAATCTGAGTATTTCCTGCGTCATCAACCCCAAGAACAGATTCATTAACGTTTGATAATGTAAGAGTTAGTTGATCTAAAACATTTTGATATTCAATTAATGCAGGATTAGCACTACCGCCTTGTAACTCTTGAACTGAATTTAAACCTTCAGGAGCATTTTCAGGGTCAACACCAATTATTTTATTCTGTCCAGATTGTTGTAGGTCTTCTACGTCTGGAACGGATCCAATTAAATACTTGTAGCCAGTAGAGATTGTACTATCCATCATATCCACAATCTTCATGTGTCGTTTGTTGAATTGCCTTTGAGCTGAATACATTGTAGAAGCTAAACCTTGTATTCTTTGTGATGGCTCCCAAATACTTGGCTCCATATAGCATAATACAGGTGCAAAAGGGAATGTTTGGTTAATACCCGTTTTATCTTCACCCGTATAAACTGGCTGACCATTCAACATAATATTTAATTCAACGTAATCTCTATCTACTGATTGAATATCAACGATTGGAGGCAGTTCTCGCTTGTCTAACCCTAATTCGTTGGCCTCTTCGTGTAGCTTCTTAATTCTATGTACGCCAAGTTCTAACTTTTTCCTTTCTTCGGTTTCTAAATCGGTTATATCTCTATAATATGAGCTCTGTTCATCAACTAAGAATTTTCTTCTCTTAGTTATCTTTCTGTAGTACTGGTCGTATGCCATAAGGTTTCGATTTCTGCTAAGTACCGTAAAATTAGGATGATATGATAAAAATTTGTCGTCTCTAAAAGATGATTGAATATCTTCTATTTGCTTTTGATCTACGAAAGGCAACAGTCTTCCAATAAGATTACGATCTATTAGGTCTCTTGTTATGGCAAAGCCACAATCTTTAAGGTCTATACGTTCAAAGGTAGGATCAAGATAGAAAGAGTTATATGTGCGCTTGAAGAAACTGATCTCGCCATTAATGAAATCCCTTGAATAGTCCATTCGAAGGCCACACAAAGATAAACCAGATTTAAAGCCCTCATCGCAAGCGTCTAAAAACGTGCTATAGCCTTCGCCCTTATCCCATGTATAATAACTAAGCTTTGTGAATTGATCCGCTGTCTTTTGATCGCTTCCTTCAACTGGAGATATAACGATACTATTTAGATTATCTCGTAGATAACCAGAAAAGAACTGCAAAGGTCTTCTCATGATATTAAGCTCTAATGGCTCCCTGCCTTCTTTCTGCAATGCTCTAAGCTCAGAATTTGACCAGGTATAACCAGATTGGGCTAAGGTGTAAACTTGAGCGTTTTTTACAAACGGACTCCAATAATCTTGTGCGTATCTATAATTTTCCTGGAACTCACCGAGCAACTCTCTATCATTTAACATAAGGCTCTTAATCTAAGATGGTTTACTTGAATTAAAAGTATATTTATGATATGATGTTGTCAATGGTATTAAGAATATAAAAGGTTATGTTATAACAGTTTAGAGCAAATAATTATAAAAGACTAAATATATTGCTAGCGTTTTTTCAATATGATATGTTTATATTTATACTTATTATCTAAAACTATGGTGTTAAAATGACTGAAGCTAATTCAAGTTTTGAAATTCCAACTCTTCTTACAATAAGACAGTTCGCTGATAAGCATAAATTTATTTCTGAAGCTGGAATTAGGACTCTAATTTTTAAACAAGAACCTACTATCTCTCAATGTATTGTTAGAATCTATAGCCGTATTTATCTTGATGAAAAAAAATTCTTTTCTTATTTAATGAACAAAAAAAAGAATTAGAAAATGTTTCGTCTAGTCTCTGTAGCTTTCTTGTGGCGGTCTAATGCTCCTGAAAAAGAACCTGCTTTTTCGATGTGATCTACTGCTTGACACATATAAATAAAGCTATCTGCGTGGTTAACCTCTATACCTTCATGCTCTTTTTCTAGATACTTCCCGTATTGTTCGCTCCATTTCTTTCTAAACTTCATTAGCTTATTAATATATGGTTTAACTCTTTTCAAAGCAAAAACGCATCTATCCATCTTTATTTTAGCATTGTTAATATTTAAGTTCTTATCGGTTCTCTTTAGAACAACAATTCTAGTGTTAGTATGTTCCATATAACGTTTAAAGTCTCTTTCATATGTGTTTTCTACTACTATGCCATCTCTTTTAGCTGCATCATGAGGTAAGTATATTGTCTTATAAATATATTTCTTATCGTTGAGTAAGAAGTTACAATAAAAATCTACACCTTTGTTATTGTCCTCATAGTAATCTATAACCCTTATCTCACCATGTACAACCTGAAAGAAGGTTATTACCGTTAGATCATTAACGCCAATGTCCATTGATATATAAACAGGTTCTAAAGCGTCATATAACGGTATATTTAGCATTCTATTCTCATTATAGACCTTCTCTATGTGTTGTTGGAAGTAATAGGCGTCAGAGTTGCTTAAAAAGCTTTCTGCTATAGTACTACAAAATTCTTGCCTTATCTTATCGCCAAGTATAGATTTTTGGTGAGCGTACCAGTTTCTTTGTTCATTATCTATAGTACAATCAAGTTCTTTCTCTATCTTCTCAAAGTACTCTTTAAGCTCATAATCTATCGTTACAGGTTGTTGCATACGATAGTTTTTTTCTTGCAACCAATTAAAAAAGAACAACTTATAGCTAAGAGGAGAAAGGTTGTCGTTGCCTTCTTGTACTGAGTGCATAACCATTTCGTAAAAGTACGACTCCGAACCCTCAGCGGTGGACTCAATTATAACTTGTCCGTCAATTGGAACAGCTTGCAGCGTTCCAGTCACTACCTCATCAGCTTTGATTGGATTTCTAGCACATGTTTTGCCAAATTCAGATATTAAAATTGCTTGATAAGATCCTCCTCTTAAAGTTGTATCAACTCTAAGAAATGATCCGTTCTTAAATGTTATCTCTCTAGCGCTTCTTTGTACCACTCCAGCCAATTGTTTCATTTCAGGCTTAAGATTGTCCAAGGCATGCCCTAAAATGCGTTTAAAGATGTGTTGCGCATGTTCTAAGCTATATGAGACAATGCCAGCGGAAAGATTAGAGTTAAATATTGTTTCGTCAAGCATATACAATACAGCAAATGTGCTCATTCCAAGCTGCCGACTTTTCAAAATAAGATTTCTATTATGTAATCCTTTAAGCACTTCTCGTTGAACTGGATTCATTACAAACTTGATCGAATCACCCTGTTTGTCCACGATGCGATAAAGGTTATTCATGCGCCAAGTCTTGTCGTCTAGTAATGTTAGGTCTTCTTTCGTCATCTCTTACCCCTTATATATCTACAAGCAAATTTTTCGTCCATTATTCGCATATATTCTGCTCGTCTATTCAATTCTTTGAGCGAAACACCTTTTCTAATAACAATCTCTTTTGTGTTATCATATATTTTAGCTTTGTGCGTTTTGGCATATTGACAGGCATAACATGTAGCATCACTCCGTATTTGACCAGATATCCTTATTGCCTTATTGCAAATTGAACACTTGCCATTAGATCGACTATCTAACTCTAGTTTGATTTGCTCATCTTCTTTTGCACATTTGTCTGAACAAAATAATTGATATGGTGTAGTCACCTTAAAGACTCTATGACATTTCATACAATGTATTCTATCACACTGCCTTTTGTGAAAGTCTGTAGTTTCAAATGTTATAAAACACAATTCGCACTTTTTTTTGTAGATCGTCATCGCTTTTATCCACACGGTGAGGGTTTGAGACTAAGTCTCTAAGTTTGTTTGGTTTATGATTTCTTGTTTTTCCACTTCATACTTCGAATTTAACCCCCTTAGGTGGCTCATCATTCTTTTCGTGGTGAGATTTTAGCAAAAGTTCTTCCGTAAACAAAATGCTAGTCCCGCAATTCCTGCATTCCATATGACCACCGACCGACATGAAACACTTGCTATCACCTGTACCTTTCATTAAAACCTGTCCGCATTTATCACATTGTATTTTATAGCTCATCTTTTCGCTCCTTCTTTTTTGATTTTATCCGAAGCTCCGAAACACTCTTCACAATAAAAATAGTGTTCTGATCTACCTTTATCATCTTCACCGGGCATCCAATAACCACTAGAACTTGTAAACATTTCTTTACAACGTGAACATTCGCAATCTTTGTTCTCTTCATCTTCATCTTCATCATTATTCATTACTTTTGATCCTCTTCATCTTACCGAAATTTGCAATGTGCAAAAAATGCACGTTACCTATCATATCCCATTATTCTGTCTCCTTAGGTTGGCCTGGAAGCTCAATCCAATGAGTCACATTTTTTAAAACTAAATTTTTATACGCATTAGCTGCCCAAAAAGAGATATTTGCAACCCGAAAATATCCATCTGTGTAAACTGCTTACCCACTTCATTCTTAAACTCCTTCTATGACAGATTTATAATAATCCTTTACAACATTCGAGTCAATCAATATAATATTTGAATTCAAGACATACTTTACAGGGATATATACATGAACGATGATAAAATACAATTTTACGTACACATTGACCAATCGGTATACGACGACGTAGAGGACATCCTTAGCTCGCACAATGAGCTAACAGATGACCAGGGACATATGTTAAGGTCAATCATCCGAATGGTCGCACGTAGGCTTAAAATGGATATACCTTTACGGGGCAACGGCGATGTCTAGGCTTAGAAGATTGAAAGTATTGGAATCGATTGACGATGGATTCCACCACATTAGTTTTTCTAGAAATGACAGACTTCCTACGTGGGATGAGGTAAAATATATTAGAGAAAAATACGCCGATCCAGAAAAATTCTATGTTATGGTTTTGCCACCTAAACAATATTACGTAAACTCACATCAATTCTGTTTTCATTTGTGGGAAGTTAAAAGCAAAATAGAAACAAACTTATGGAAGGGATAAATATGAATTTTATAGAAGCTTATGAAGAAATGAAGAAGGGCGCTATATGTCAAAGAGTAACGAAATATGCTTGTAAAACACATTATACCGTTGTCATATTCCCTAATCAAGAATATATACTACATCGGAAAGATACCCATTCAGCCAATTGGGAAGAAGTTAAAATGCTTGATATTAAATCTATTCTTGGTGAATGGGTTTTAGTTGAGGATTAGCTATTAAGGTGATTATCTGCCAACGTCCAGCCTACATGCTTCCTTTACTATTGGCTTTGCCAGTTTCGATTTGTATAGCATCCAACGCTTTTCTTCAAATGTTAGCGTGCTTACTTTATCTCCCTTCCACCTGCCAAAATCTATCGTAGGATCTTCATTTTTATTTTTATTTGTCCATGGTAACATATCTTTTTTTTCCTTTTGTCATTATTTTATTTGCAATCGACTTGACAAGAATATACACTCCCCACCATTACCACCTCAAAGAGTAGCCCAGCCACGCTCAAGAAACTAAAATCGTCGTCATAGCTCCTCTAATAGATTCTTTCACTCTCATAATATAATGTTCTTAGGATAACGCTTACTTGTCATCTTGCTTGAGTAGATCCAAGAGCCTTGCTTCTTTTATAGCCTTAACAAACTCATCGGCGGTGGCTTGCAAATCCTCACTAGTAGCTTTAGAAAGGGAAGCCTTGCGTTTAGTCTCCTCTTTATAGGCCTTACAGTACATTGGGAGTATCCTTTCACCGAACGAAGAATTACGATCACCAAGAAAACAATGTCTGGCAATCTTTCCAGCAATAAGGCTTCTAGCGACATCTAAAGCGCCTTTTAAGTTTTCGTGAGATCTAGCAAGATTATATAACCAATAATCTGGTTGTTTATATTTAACGTAAGCGAACGTAGCAATATATAGCGAATCATCATCATTAGCCCATTCGAGCAAATTTTCGATAATATCGTCAATTTGCTCATCTGTATATTGGGGATTAATCTTTCTATTTTGTGTGTATGTGTTACCTTTAGCTGCTGCCATACAAAAACCACATAAGTTATAATTTAATAATGTCTGAACGATAAGACACTAAGGGAGATAAGGTCAAGGGCTAAATTAATAAGAGAAAAAGGCTTGTGATTAATGGTTGTTCGTGTGCATAATATGGGCAAGAGTAACATCAACCTAACATGGAGTTAAAGAGATGAAACAAACAATAAATGAATATGAATTTATGAGAGCATTTGAAACAAGCGACAATTACAGATATAATTTCAGCTATGAAGGTTTGAAAACATTGTTTAGCTATTTAGAAGATCTAGAGGAAGAAATACAAGAGGAATTTGATCTTGATGTGATAGCATTTTGTTGTAACTATTCAGAAGTAAGCTTGGAAGAATTCAATGATGATTATTCAACAAACTATCTAACTATAGGAGACGTTCAAGAAAATGAAATGTTTTTAAGAGAGATAGAAGGAACAGACAGTTTTTTAATACACAACTAGAAAGAGAGGAGCAATAGAAATGAATAAAATAAAATTAACAAACAGTTTTCACGACACCGTCGTTGATATTACAAATAGTCAATTTGATAGAATTAAGGAGCTTGAAGAAACGCCCGACGATCAATGGACTAGGGCAGATAAAGCCTTTGCAAAACGAATACACGACAAACTTTGTGGTTCTAATGACTGCGAATGTTCGGGCATTTTTGGTTACAGATAAATTTAAGGCAAGACAAATTAAATAAATAACGGTCGAGATAGAAATAATATGATTTCGGAGTAGCTTTATGGGAACGATATATAAATATGATGAAACTAGGTGGCGGGTACAAATCCGCCGTCAAGGTTATAAAACTATCTCTAGTATATTTGAGACATACGAGTTAGCAAAGCAATTTCATGATAAGCTTGAAAATCATCTACTTGATAAGAAGCAAAAGAGAGTGATTAAAGAAGCCTTAAAAGAGATAGTTAAGATTAGTTAAGCTCACGTAGATGGCTTTCAATAATCATACCCTCGATTTTCTCTAATATTTCTTCTAGGGTATCTTCATTCCAGCCTTTTCTTATCTCTCTTAAGTAATTATCCATATCATGTAGAGCTAGATACATTCTACTAGCGTTTTCGAATAGTTCTCGTTCTGCTCTTTCTTCAGATTCTTTAAATGTATAAGTCACTTTCATAGATTAGCTCACCATAAATATAGCTTTTTTATCTTTGTCTTCAATTCCTTCTAGGTTCATTAGCTTAATAGAACCAGCTAATTCAACGTCTTTAAAGTTATGCCAAGACTCATATTTATCTATATGAAAACAAACTCTATCATGATCTAAGCTATCGTTATTTAAGAGCATGTTTTTTTTCAAAAGCTTCTTATGCTTGATAGTACTAGATTTGAGAATAGCTTGTAGCTTTTCTATAGCTTCCTCTTTTGTACAGAAATAGCCTTTGAAATTCTCAAGGTAATTTGTAGTATGCAGCCACCAGTCTTTTTTCATACTCTTACCACTCAAATTTTGCAGTTACTAAAACGTCTTGAATATCTTCTATGTGCGAATCTTTACAAGCTTTATCAACTATGTGTTGTAGATCGGCATTGTCCTTAGAAACGTTATATTCCTCGGGCAGGAACTCATCGTGAGTGAAGGTATTAATGTAACCTTTGATTTTAATTTTAAGCTTTATCATTTATTTGCCTATTTGTTTAATTGCGTTAAAGATTTTTTGTATATATTCCGCATCATCACAGTCATTAATCTTATATTTTTTGTATTCAATCATCAATTCTAAAACATCATCTATGTTAACTTTGTCAGCTAATTTTTCATATCTTCTAAATTTTATAGCCGAATGATCGTTAGACTTATCTTCTTCTTTTTTTTCTACTTCACTCGGGTTCATGTCAACATTATATAGAATCGATAAGAAATTAATAGCGTCCTCAAAAGATTGATCGTAGGCGTTCATAATTAGATCTACAGCGCCTCCTTTAGCATTGCAATCGAAACAGTAGTATTCCTCGACATCATCATGTGAATGTAACGCTAATGAGTTTTTGTCACAAAAAGGGCAATTGTATAGGCTCACCGAACCTGTTCGCTCTATATTTATTACGCCTAAAAGGTGTTCTAGATCTATTTCTTTTTGTAGCTCTGCTAGCATTTCTTTTTTAAAAAGCTTCATTTAGTTTTCCTTTTGATTTAGTGAGTGAATAATGATTTTAGTTTGTGAAAAAGTTCCCCATGTTTTTTTGGCGGCTAAAATTGAGATAATACAATCATCTTTCCATGTTACGCCTAGAAGTGCATCTTCAACAAACTTTATCAGATTGCTTGTATCAGGGGTTTGTTTATGATAAGAGCCAATATATTCGATTTTCTTCTTCTTTGACCATGATACAGGCATTTCAAAAATAAACTCTAACTCAAGCTTTATTTGAGAATTGAAAGATTCTTGTTTGAATTGCTCTTTAACACAATGGGCGAAATTCTTTTTAGCAATAAATTGAGGATCATAAAAACCAGATTTACCTGATCTAGCTCTTTGAAGAGGAATAGGTTTTTCAAAAATAGTTATCGAAATCATATTATTTAGACCCGCAAAATTTCTGAATGTTTTTATATTCTACTACTCCATTAGTGATGTTGTAGAGCTTGCGTGCTGATCTGGGGGCTATATTTCTGTTATTTAGTATTCTGTATATGACAGGCACGGACAATTTGCAGATATGCGCGAACATATAGACGGTTAGCTTGTGTTTTATTAGATACTCTTTAAGGTGCATAAATATCTCTTGTATATGAGCATGTTATAACAGTGATGTATATTTGTCAATCATTATAAGTCAAAATAAAACTAACAGGATGAAATAAATAAACAAATCTATGTTATTTAATTAGAGTGGGATACGACAAGCCAAGACTATATTTATAACATTCTCATTGACGTTTTCCTATTAATGTCTTAGAATTGCAATCAAGAGGGAATTAACTTTAAAACATATGTGAGAGGATAAGATGAAAATAATATTTATTTGTTTAACAAGCGCAATGCTATTTCAATCGTGCTGCGTTTATAAAGAAACAATATATGAACAAGATAGAAATGTAACTGAATTAGGATTTGCCCCTTATGGATCAAGGCCGATAGATAAAGAAATTAACAATCATGGAGAATAAAAATGAGCAAAGAAAAATACGTTGGTGAGCCAATGAAAACACTTAAAGAAATACATAATGGAACTTATGAAATGCATGAGGCCTTTATTAGAGCTAGCTTAAAATTTACTAAGCCTGAATTCAATGCATCTGTCAAATACGGAGGCACTAATTTTGAATACGCTACTCTTGCAAAAATTCAAGACTGCATTCTTCATCCCTTGCTTAATGAGGGCTTGTATCCTGTGCACGAGTTCTATAACGAAAGTGGTATACATTGGATTAAGACCTACCTACGTTACAAAAATGGTAATACTATCGGTAATGTTGTGCTTCCAGTAACCATTGAAGGAAAGACAATGCAGCAAGTAGGGGCACAAATTACTTACCTTAAACGTTATAGTCTTAGCATTTTATGTAATATCTGTGCTGATTCTGATAATGATGGTTCAGAAATGATTGGCGAAAAACTTATTAAACAAGTTAGCAAAGATGAAGCAAATAACATCAAAAAGCTAATTGGAACAGATAAAGAAGCGTGGCTAATGCTATCTAAAGAATATGGTTTTGCAAAAATAACCGATATCACTACAAACAAATATAAAGAGATTGCTTCGGCCTTAAAACTTCTTAATGCAAAGAACAATGCAACGGAGGCTAAGAATGAGAGCTTATAGTAAGAAATATGATCTTGTTGGTAGTAGATTTAGAAATCTAACTGTAATTTCTCGTGTTAAATTTGATGCGCCTAGAAAGAATTCTGTCTGGAATTGTATCTGTGATTGTGGTGAAAAAAGCATTATCACACGTCCTACGTTAATTAGCTGTGAGTTTAAGCATTGTAAATGCTCTAATTTTATTAGCAATATAGGAAAAACGACTATAGATCCAATAACTAGATTTAATAATTCATATACTATTAATGGCGAATGCTGGGAATGGAATCACTCAATAGGAACTAATGGATATGGTAAATTTTGGTTAAATAATAAGAATATTTCTTCTCACCGAGCGGCGTATATATTGTTTAAAGGACCTATACCGAAAGGTTTATGTATATGTCATACTTGTGATAACCGTATCTGCGTAAACCCAGACCATTTATGGCTTGGAACCTATAAGGATAATGGACAAGACATGGTTAAAAAAGGAAGATCATGCACAGGTTTGAAAAACTCCCAAGGTAAGATAGACATAAAAACATATGAAGAAATAGTTAATAAGTATAAGAAAGGAGTGAATCAATATACTTTATCAAGAGAGTATAATGTTAAACAATCGACTATTCATAAAATTATTCATAAATTTATACCGTCATTAGTAAATCTTAGAGGAGAAAACAATGGAATGAGTAAATTAACTGAAAAAATTGTTCTTGAATTGAGAGAATTACATAAAAAAGGAAATTCGTTTTATTACTTAGCTAAAAAATTTAAAGTAAATATTTCAACAATAGAAAGATCAATTAAAGGGAAAACATGGAGTCATATATGAAACCATATAAAGAAATGAATCTTATTCAAGGAACTCCTGAATGGCATGCATTTCGTAGCGAACACATTATGGCAACTTGCAGCGCTAAAATAGCTGGAAAAAACCCTTGGACTACCGCTATTGATTGTTATGAGGAAAAAGTTGAAGGGAAGAAAACCTTTGTCACACCAGCTATGCAACGTGGGATATTGCTAGAACACAAAGCTCGAGAGCTATTAATCAAGCTTCATGGCGTTCATCTTGATCCTAAAGTTGTAGAAAGCATCGAGAATCCCGTTCAAGGCGCCTCACTGGACGCTGTTAACCTCAAAGCTAAGGTTATGTATGAAATTAAGTGTGTTGGCGAAAAAACGATGGAGAAGGCCTTAAACGAAGTCGTGGATGCTATGTATATTATCCAGTGTCAAAAGCAAATGTATGTTACTGGTTTTGATACAATGGGAATCTTTTTTTATTTTAATGATTTCCTTTACAAAGGGATTCAAATTGACCGAAACGATAAGCTGATTAAGGATTTGCTTAAATCAGATATGAAGTTTTGGAACGAAAACATTCTCAAAAAAATTAAGCCTGAAAAGTATGGCGAGGAATATAATAGAATCAATGAAACTGGAGCTAATTTGATAGCCGAGGCTTATATTGAGATTTTAGCTCAAGAAAAGAAGCTTAAAGAGCAAAAGGAAACCCTTACTAAAAAATTAGAGAGATATACTAACAAAGAGAGTTGTATCTTCACTATAGCGGGCTTAAGGCATCAAATAATTGAAAGAAAAGGATCTGTTGATTGGAAAGAAGTTGCTAAAAGATCTAATATATCCAACGATACATTAGATTCCTTCAGAAAAGAGTCAACGGAATTTTCAAAGTTTTCCGAAATGTAAGAATTTTTCATTTTCTTACCTCCATGGACCGCAGGCTTAACTTGCGGTTTTTTTATTTCTACTTTTTTAAAAGTCCGATAAGCAATTTCTTAAAATCATAAGTATCACATTTACAATAATATGCTTTCATACAAAACGTGGGAGGGTTTTTATGCCCCCCAACGAAACTATTAAAATATAATATTTATATATTCAAATAAATACTGAACTCTTATATTGAGCTCAAGTTCTTTTTGTAATCGTATAAAAAGAATGAGCTAGATGCGTTGACGCGCTGTCTAGCTCAGTGAATTAAGAGCTTTAATCTCTTAATAGGATGATAATCTTATCATATATGATATTTATTGTATTAGTCAAAGATTGTTTTGCACTATTTGAGTATTGGTTCTTAGTTATTTAACAGCTAATTAAAATAAGGATTAATATGAATTTTGAAGATAATCTACGAAGCTTTATGGCTTCTAAAGGCTTGCCTCTAAATACAAATGAACTTTATATGGATGGTCATATACATAGGTATTCTGCTCATTCTAATGGCTCTAAAGACGAATATTATACTTGTCAAATTATAGAAGGAAATCATTTTAGATGTATGTTTGGTTCTTGGAAAGGAACCCAACTAAGACACTTTTGGAACTCATGTTCTCCAGGTGAAATAACTAATTATGACGAAAAAATAGAAATAATAAACAAAAAATATATAGAAGAAGATGAAAAATTAGAAAAGGAACAAAAAGCATCCTTTATAAAAGAATGGAATTCTCTAGATCCATGCTTAGAACATCCATATTTAATTAAAAAGAAAATATCTCCTAAAGATTTAAAACAAAGCGGATCGATTCTTTATATACCATTATATAACTTAAATAACGAATTATCTACATGTATTAAAATTGATTCTACTGGGAAAAAGAAGTATTTCTATGGAATCAAAGCAAAATTAATGCACCATTCTTTTGGTAATATATCAGAAGACAAGGAAATTGTTTTTTGTGAAGGTTATGCAACAGGAAGGACTATATACGAACTAACAGGAAAGTTTGTAGTTTCATGTGGAAGTTCATCAAGCATTTGTCCAATTGCTCAATTATTTAAGATTAAATATCCAAATAAAAAGTTAAGTGTAGCAATAGATTATGATAACGCAGGATTAGCTGTAAAAGAGGACTGGCTAAAATGGTTCTCTAATACCATATATATGCCTGAAACTATAGATTATGATTTTAATGATGTTTTATGTAATGAAGGTCCAGAAAAAGTAAAAGAAGCCTTTGTTACAAAATACTTAATACCATTAAACATAAAAGAAATAATGGAAGAAGAAGTCACGGAAGAAAAACAACTGAATTCCATATTACATGAAGGCACATTTAACATAATATTTGGTTCGGGTGGAGTTGGAAAATCTAGAGTAGCTCTAGAGATGGCTTTTTGTTTGTGTTCTGGAGAACAATTTCTTTATTTCGAAACATTTGGAAAGCATAGAATTCTTTATATAGATGGTGAAATGACAGGTGCTGAAATTCAAGATAGAATAAAAGACATAATAGTAAGACATGATGAATCTGATTTTGAAAGTGATAATTTTAGAATAATCAAAGCCATGGATATATTAAATCAAACTGGTGAAGACATAGATTTATTCCAGGAAGAACATAGAAGTCGATTTGATCAAGCTATAGAACAATCTGATGTAATATTCTTAGATAACCTTGGAAGCTTAACAATGCCACCAGAAGGAGACAGCTTCAAGTTAGATAAGCTTCAATGGATTAAAATGTTTAATTGGATTAAAGAATGGCGAGCAAAAGGGAAAACGTTTGTTCTTCTAATGCATGCTAACAAAAGTGGATCACTAGAAGGTGTTGGTAAAATCAGAAACGATGCTGATTTAGTCTTAGAATTAAAAAAACCAATAGACATTGATACGTCAGCTTTAATCCATTTTGAAGTCTTCTATGATAAAGCCAGAAAGATACCAGTCTATAAACAACAATCATTCTCAGCTAAAATAATGCCTGAAAGAAAACAATACTTTGGCTGGTTTAGTACCAAAATTTGAGCGGAATAAAAGGATTACCATTAGATGAAATTACATTCAAAAACCTTGCTTGCCAACAGTCCGCATTGTATGCCGGTACAAGGTGTACTTCTGTTACGGGCAGGACACGACGCAACGGTCGAGTTGCATCGCTCGTGCTTACGGCAAGGTCCATGCCGAGCCGCTGCCCGAAGTATACCGCCAATACACGCTGGTGTCAAGACAATTCTTCTAAATAATATATAATAAAGGATAAGAGTATGAATATTAAAGACTTAAGAAGAAACATTCTTAAAGAGAAAAAAGAGCTGAACTTCTTATGGTATAAAAAAGATAACCCTCAACTTTTACTTATGGACTTAAGAGATCGGAAGACTTTAAAAGAAGAGCTTGAATGGAAACACTATAATAAACAAAAGCTTGAAGGTGGAGAGTTCTTTAAGATACTAAGGCTATCTATGTCTTTTGTGGATAGAAAGGTATCTACACGTAAAACTTTAAGTATATTTCCATATTATAAGAGAGGAACTAAGGGATACTTACTGGACACAAGTGTTATAACTATTCTCCCTAAAGAAATACAACTTCTAGTAAAAAAAAGCATGGAAGAAAAAGGAACTAATATAATATTATTTAATGAGACAATAATAACTCTACCACCTGAATATTTCAGGATATTAAAACGATAGGATATACATGGAAATTAAAAATATTAAACAAAGCCAAAGCAAATCTAGAGTTTGTTATTTTGATTTAGAATTAGAAGAAAATTCAATTTTATTAGAAAATATACGATTGATAAAACTTGAAAACAACGAGTTTTATTTAGGAATGATCACTTCAATTAAATCCTCTTATTTTAATTGTAAGTTTATTAATTCTAAATTAGAGCAAGAAATTATTAGTGCTTTGTTAAAAACAATTCCTTCTAAATGGATAGAATTAGCGGCTACTTCTAAGTTTAAAGTTGTTCCGTCAACTATTGAAATAAATTCATTAGTCATTAACTTAAGGAAAAATAATGAAAATACAAAACTTTAAAAAGATTGATAAAGGAAGTCTCCTTGGAAAACTTGATTTAGAATTTGAAGAATGGGGACTAACAATTAGAGACATTCTATTACTTAATGGTAAAAATGGTATGTGGCTATCTATGCCTAGTAGAAGCTATGAAGCTGAAGGGAAGAAAAAGTACTTTAGCTTTGTTATTTTCGATAAAGAAAAGATAACTCGTATTACAGAAAGAGTTATTAAATCTTTAGAGAATGAATTAAAGGAAGATGCACCTAGTCAAGATTGCCCTTTTTAAGCTGGATAAAACATGAAACACCCATTCAAATGTGCCTTTTGGGCTATAAGCCTTAGCTTGCCCTTGTGGTTAATTATCATAATGATTATAAAAAACTTTCATACTGTTATAAATTAGAGGGATTATGTCATTACTTACTGAAATAACATTTGTGGTAGCTAGTACGTGTTTAACGGCAATAGCCTTTGTTATGGCGTACAATAGCATTGTGATAGTTAACAAGAAGATTGATAGCTATTCATCAAACATCGAGGCTTATGCAGCCAATGAAAATGATGTGATTGAGTTATTATCGGATAAGATAGAGAAATTAGAGATACAGATAACTCATTTAGAAAGGCAAGTACTCAAATTCACTCCAGTAGACAATGATTTAAAAATAAAACAATCTGAAACATTTGTGATTTCTGAAAAAATAAAACCTAGACCAAAAAAAACAAAAAGAATATGAAGGATTAAGTTTAATAATACTATAGCATTGTTGGTTGGCTTAAATAACCATCTACAGTCTTTTCATTTTAAATATACTCAGGTGTATTAGGACTCAAGTCAATATATCCTTCTGGTAGGCCTAGATCCTTTTCGATTGCATCTTCTAGGCCACTCTTCGATAATATTATCTTGAGGATATGATTTTATACGATCGTTATGTTCCCTTGAGATGACCGTACAAGCCACCCATCATCAGTTTCTATACAAACACACTCTATGCTATCTCCTAATGCGACTGCTGCAAGACTGCCACCTGCACCAACTGTAGTCACTTGATTTCCGAATCTTATGTACCCTGAAGCGTTTTGTGCTATTTTCCATCCAGCCGCTGTATTTATATTTACAATAGCAAAGGAATCTCCAACTGTTGCCGTTGCTGGCAATGTCATGGTCAACAAGCCTGCCTTATTAGCTATGTAACCATTCTCTGCTACTATTGAGGCGTCAACGGTAGTTAAAGTCCAAGTAAGACCACGACTTGCTTGGAATGAAGGGTCTGCTCCAGCGCCATTTGATGTAAGCACTTGACCAGCCGATCCTAATGCTAAAACTGTAATTGGATTTGCTCCAGATCCTACAAGCACACCACCATCTGCAAATGTTACGACACCAGTACCTCCATTTATTACTGGGAGAATTCCTTTGACCCCATTAACTAGATTTACTTGGTTCCATTCAGGTAACGTTGCTCCTGTTCCTGTATTCGCTAGATATCTGGTTGCTGTAGCATCAAACGCAAGACCTGTAATTGTATTTAAGGCTGAGCCATAGATCACATCGCCTATTGCTGCTGTTGCTGGATAGGTCGCTGTAGTCCATACAGGATCGGCTCCTGTGACACCTGTGACAATAGTCCCTGTAAGACCAACTGCTATTGATGTAAGACTTCCTGTTGCATTTCCTATTTGTAATGTATGATCTGTTGTGCCTGTTACATCAAAGGTTATAGTATTCGTTAATGGTGTGCCTGTGGTTGTAATATTTGCCCCACCTAATAAATTAATATTATATGTAGAATCAACGCCTATAGACCCACCTACATTTCCTGTTAACAATTCTAAATCTGGCTTTATTGTTCCTTCATAAAACTTTCCGCCTTGGCTCATTCTTTCCCCCGTACCTTTTTAGGTAGTATTGTTTATTTTATATTCTAATTCATTCATATTATCTCTTGTGATGATGGGCTAAAATCTATTGAAACGCCTGTATGCTCTTCGATTACAGCCTCGCATCTTTCCTCGATAGGATTATCACCGCCTAAGAAAAGAGATGATAGCCATGCTATAATCATTAAACCTATAAGGAATAAGACTCTACGAACCCACTTGTTGGCTTTTAGCTCTGACATTAGTTTCTCTAGCATTCTAGCATTCCTCCGAAATTTGTATAAGAGATAGACGCATCTCCCATTACATCTGCTACTTTTAATCCACCACCGATTTGTATTCGACAACGAGAGTTATCACCAGCATCCATTGGTATTGTAATTGAACCATAAAAAGTTCTAAAATTTCCAGCATCACGCACACACCCTGCATTTGAGTAACAATAATCAGCTGATACTGATGTTGACTTACATACTGCTTTTCCAACGTTCATAGCTGCTGTTATTCCACTCATTTTTAATGTGCAAATAAAACTATACTTTCCTGTTACTGGAGCATAAAATATATAATCTCCATCGTAATCAGCGTTTTGATCAAAGACTTCAGTATCAAAATGAACACTATATATTGTGTTATTACCTGTTACATCTAATTGACTTAATCCTGCGAATGCAAAAAAAGCTGGTTGTGTTGGCTGAACTATTGCCTGTTCTGTGCCAACTGTAAAATTTGTATTTATTGAATTTTGATTTACCATATTAACACACTAATTTTGGATTAAAATAAGTTCTTAGAGTAGATATGTTACTTTTTATATCTACACTCTTAGCTCCCCCACTAATGACTGCCTGCATTGTTGAAGTGTCACCAGCATCTAGATCTGTTAATGTATAACCTGAAAAATAGTTTACGCCAGGAGCTACAAAATTTGTAAAAAGTCTTGTACAAAAATAATAATTTCTATTACTAGTTATGAGTTTTAAATATCCGTTGTTTCCGCTGAAAACATTTAAACCTAGTTGTTGAAACATTAAATATATTCCAGTTAACGGCGATGTAAATATTCCTGTACCAGTATTATAATCTGCATTTTGATCATAATGTTCATAGTCACATATTACCGTATATGCTGTGCCATCACCTGTTACATTTGAAACATCGTTAGCAACGCAAGCCAATACTGCTGGTTGAAGTGGCATTGTTACTTCATGAGAAGCTGGAGCTATTATATATGTGTTACATGAATTATTTGTCATATTATACCGTTAAATATCCTGCATAAAAAGTTAACATATCTGTTGCATGTCCATTGACATCAACTGTATCAGCACCGCCATTATTAATTTGCACTTGAATTGTTGATGTATCTGCTGCATCCATATCACATTGAGCATTCCCTTGAATTGCATATATTCCAGCGGCTGTTTGACAATTCCCATAATCATAATAATTATGATAGAAAGTTCTATTTGATGTAACTATGAAGCTATTACCTGAAGTGTTTGCGGCTGCAATATCATCTAATTCTAGTTGATAAACAAAATAATACCTTCCTGTCACTGGAGCTGTAAATGTATCTGCTGCAAAATCTGCGTTCTGATCAAACACTTCAGTATCAAAATCTACTGTTACTAGTGTCCCATTTCCCGTTTGATCTGCATCAGTTGAGGAATTATAGGCGCAAAAAGCTGGTTGAGCATTATTTGCTAATTCTCTATTAGCACCAAGAGTATATGAAGCATTAACATTATTCTGAGTTACCATCTAAGCCTCCAAGGATTCAGCTTCTCTTTGTACTCTATTCTTATATTCTGGTCTAGCTACTATAAATTCTATTAGCTCGTCTTCATCTGATGGAAATGATGCTACTGTTGGATCTGCTATAAATAGTGTGGTCCATTCTTTTATCATTCTAGACTTGCATGCTGCTATCTTGTTGTCTAGTAAGTCCACTAGGTAGCCTTCTGGATCTTCCCAATAAGCTACGCAAGCTTCGTGCTCATGGTTTTCTATGTTCATGCCATTAGTTAAGATCTTTTCATCTCTTGCTTGTGTTCTTTTAGGCTTCTTAAGTCCTGAACCATTATGCTTTTCAGGCGCAAAATCAGACATTGCTTTAATTTCCGTTACTAGATCCATGTAATTAGCTGGTATTGATCCTTTAGACATTGCTTTAGATTCCTGAAGCTTACCCATCCATTTAGCTTTCATTGCCTTAACTGGCTTACCAGTCATATGGAAGTAAGGTCCTTTCATTGCCCACTCTTCTAGCGTTGTATCTAATTCATTTGCTACAGCTAATCTATCTGCTCTAGAAAGATAATAGCCTTCTTTTAATAGTTTTTTCATTTGTTTCTCCTTTTATTTAACATTCTAGTTTTCCTGAAAAAAAGCTTCCTGTGCCATCAGCTAGAAAATCTACTGTTTTCGTTGAATTATTTACATTAACTCTAACAAATACAGTATCTGTGGCATCCATATCACATAAACTATCTATGGAAAATGAGTTAGCGTTCCCTACAGTCCGTGTTACACCAGGATTACATATAAATTGATAGTTTCTATGTGTGGTTACTAATACATAATTAGAAGCCGTGTGAGCAGCGCCTAAGTCAGTAGCTACATTAGTAGATGACAAGACATATCTACCTGTTACAGGGGCTGTAAATGTATTTGTTCCATCGTAATCTGCGTTCTGATCGAAAATCTCTGTTGTAAAATTAAGAGTTAGTGCTGTTGAATCTCCTGTGCCATTTAATTGATCTGCTGTATGGGTGGCCAAAAATGCTGGTTGATACGGCATCGTTACTTCGCCTGCTGTAGAACATTGCCAGTAATTAATTGCACTAGATGGACTTCCTCCGTGACCTAGAGTAAACTGATTAGCTAAAGCATTCGCTTGACCAAATACCCAGTCAAAACCATCAATTACTTGTGCCGTAAAATATGGATCGCCTAATCCTCCAGATTGAATAAGGGATCTTACATAACAATGCGAACCTGCATCATTTGAAGTATTTAAACATGATAAATCTACTGTTCCACCAGATATTGTTGCTCGTGTTACAAATGATTGTTGATATACATCTGACCTTCCTTCAAAACCTGTCATTTCCCATATAACATTTCCAGCTGAAGGTGTAGCTCCATCTGTAATCTTTAGAGGATCATTAGCAACGCTATTATCAGGACCGAAGGAATATTCGCTTCCCCCAGGTATTTCCCAATGAACAAAAGGATCTCCAGTCGAAGTTGTGCCGCCTACGCTTAGATTGAGCGCTGCGCTTGAGGCAGTAGCCGTATTATCCATATTCATTATGTTAGCCTGAACAACTCCTGCGGCTTCTCTGCCTCTACATGTGAGGTCTCCATCTGTTTCTGAAGAGGTGCAAGTGAAGGTTCCGCCCGCTGTTAGGCTAATGCCATCGGCTGCAACTATATCATCAAACTGTGAGATAACTGTTGCTGTATTTCCGATTAAGAAAGAATTGCTTGTTCCTGCTGTGTCCGTTACATGTATATGGTTATAGAAGAATCTTGATTTTGAGGCTGTGTCTGCTGACCAAAAACCAAATCCTGCATTATTTGTGGCTGTTACATGTAATGTATTTCTGAAAAATTCATGGGTTATTCCAGTTCCTCCTAAATATACAAAGCCCGCAACTATTAGGGCATTCGGATCTGTTACAGTCATTTTATTGTCATTCATTTCGAATACACCAGTTGATGATGTATCTACCCCTACACTAGTAACTAAAGCCGTTCCGCTACAAGAAACATCTAAATCGTTTATCCGTTGTAGTGTAATTACTCCTCCATCTGCTGTCTTGAAAGCTCCCTTATTAGCTGTTCCGCCTCCGTCTCCAGTATGTGCATATGTAACTTTACCTATCGTAACTTTAAGTGTTCCTGCTCCCGTTAGACATCCTACTGATGGTTGTGTTACTGCTGCTATGTTAGCGGCGCAAGTCATCTCAAGCTGACATTCTTTAAATGTAGCTCCGCCTGTTGATCCTTGGACTGTACATAAAGCACTTGTTGCTGCGGTACAACTGATCCCGAAATATTTGTATTGGATTCCTGTGAATGTTGCGAAATCAACTACGTTGGCATCTGCTTGAGTGATGATTACGTTAGTGGGTTTTCCTACGGCTATGACTGTTACATTGCTACAAGCATGGGTTACGGTTTCTGTATAGGTGCCTGGGAAAACTTTGATTGTATCGCCTGCAACTGCTGCTGTTACGGCTGCCTGAATTGTAAGTTTTGCATTGCTTGCTGTTTTACCATTGTTCGTATCATTGCCATGTTTTCCAACATAAAGAATATTGTCTAAATCTGTTATTAGTGATGAGACTGTTCCCCAATCTAGATTGTCTGCTCCATCAGTAATTAATATCTCATTAGCATTTCCATCGGCGATAGGAAATTCATAAGCACTTGCAAAGGTTACTGCTGCTGTCGTTGCATCTACTGTTATAGCTGCTGTGCCTGTGCTTGGGTGTGATGAATTAGATAGCTTCCAAGGATCTCCTGCTACTTGATTATCAACGCCTGCTGCAAAGAAATGTGAACCTTGAACTTCCCAACTTACAAGAGCGTCTCCACCTAAAGGTGGTGTAGTTAATCTGAAATCTGCATGAGATGCTGCGTTTACATCCACGTTAACTACTGTTAACATTCTAGGTGTTGCTACTGCTGTGATATTTGAGAAAGAAAAATCACCATATGATGTAGCTGACCAACTAGGATCTGCAAAAGTTGTTGAGACTAATAATTGTCCTGTTGTTCCCGGATTTAAAGCTGCTAAAGCTGTTCCTGTTCCTGTCCCAAGAATAAGTCCATGATCTGTTTGCGCTCCAAGCTTAGCTTTTAAGCTTGAAGGATTTATTGCATAATTATCTACTAGCGTTCCAGATATCGCTTGTGCATCTGTTGATAAATATATTATACCTTCATTTACTGTCGTTGCATCTTCTCCAGACACAGTTATTAGATTTCCAGGTCCTTGACCTTTTACATTTATACCTGTTCCGCCAAGTATCTGTAATCCTCCAGTTGCGTTGGGTTCGACCGCTGGTGCACCATCATCAGTTAAGAATGTTTCTACTCCTGTTCCGCCTACTAATTGAACAAATCCAGACGTTACTGTAAAATGAGACGAATCAAACGATGCTAACCCTTTAGTTGCAGCAAGTGCTGTTGCTCCAGATGTTGCATCTATTCCACTAACTGTTAAAGTTCCTCCAGCTCCAGAAGTTTGAATTCCTTCACCACCAAGAACTTCAAGAACATTTCCTATTGCTATCGCTGACCCAGCATCTGTTAAAAAACTTGTTGGAATCTGCGGATTAGCTGCTTCTATATCTATTAATCCTGATTGGCTCAAAATCTTGCTCCTTAACGTCTTTTGTTTTAAATGTATTCTTTTCTTATAGTTTTGTATATATCCTATCTATCAATGTATACAAATTTTCTATCTTTTTTTCATTAATAAAGACTGTTTTCTTCAGAACTTTTATTTCTCTTAATAAACCTTCATTATCTATCTTGTGCATTGATATTTGTTCTTCTAAATCTTTTTTTACTTTTAATGCTTCTGAAGGTAATGATAAAATCTCTTCTTTCATAATTTTAACAGATTTAATTATTCTATTAGTTAACCTTTGATCTTGGCTATCGCATACCTTTGCTAATACATTAATTGCTTTATTATTTAATGTAATATCTTCTTCTAATGAATCAATTCGCTTATCTGACTTTTGTTGGTTTCTATAAACCGTTTCAACAGATTGATCTATTGTCTCTATTTCATTATGATTTCTTGTATTTAAGTTAGATTGATCACTTTTTAGCTTTTTAAACTCGTCATATATACTGGAGAAACTTGAATGACAAACATCTACCTCTCTTTGAAGACAATCTATTCTATTCTGCATTTTAAGAAGTCTAGAATTAATTAACTTATGCTCAGAGTCTAGTTTTATGTTTAAATTATTTACTGCTAAATTAGAAGCGGATATAGCATTATTATGATTCTTTATCTCTTGTTGAACCACTAACCCAAACTCTTCTGCTAAATCACGTTTCTTTAACATTTTGCTCCTTTAAACTATGCATTCAACATACACATTTCCGCTTACTGGCGCTGTTATTTGTTTTACTGAAAATTGAGTGCCTACTTCCAATACAAATTTATCATCTTTCTTATTTATATTTGCTTGCAGATCATATAACCTAAAACTCCCTGCTGCCAAATACATTTCATCTTGTCCTGTATCTGTAGTGAAATATAAATTGCCTTCTGTATCATTAGAAACACAAAAAGCTCTTACTGGATGGGTTGTAACTGCTCCTACATTTGCATATGCTGCACTTATTCCCGCAAATCCTAATGTCTTTATTGGCTCAAAAAAAGCTCTTGATGTCATAATTTCCTCCTTATTTATTTTTTTAATTTTAAACTAGCAAGGGCTTCCTTCATGAGGACACTCTTCTTTTACTGCTTCTTCTGCTTTTTTTGCATCTTTAGCTCGAACAGCTTCTGTTGCTTCTTGTTCTTGTTTTTGTGCGGCAGAAATTAGTTCAACCGTATGCCCCTTAGCACTTAAAAGCTCATCATGTAATGTTCCAAGACTCACGTCATTGTCACATATTAAAATGATTTTACCATCTTCTGACATGAATTTTTGAGTTCCTATTTGTTTCATATTTACTCCTTTAAGATTATCTCTATTTAAAAATATGCCAGGCACTAGAGTTGTGCTTTTCGGAAGCTATCCTAGGCATATATGTTTTTAATTACTTACTAGCTTTGACCTATAACGACCCAGCTAAAGCTAGTTACATCCGTCGCTGCGGCTGCTCCTGTTACACCTATTGCATTAAATGTTATTGTAGCACCAGCTGCAATAGTATACACAATATGTCCTACTGCTGGAGATCCATTTAAAGCATAACGTGTGCAAACAATTAAATCAGTAGCAGCTATATTTGTATTAGCTACAACTACTTCTCCAGCTACGAAAGTGCTTTTTCCTGCGAAATCCGTCGCAGCTCCAGTGTTATAACTAAGTTTAGTAGCAACATTTGCTAACGATAAATCACCATAAACATTAACACCACCAGACCCTGCTTTAAGATCAAGAGTTGCTGTAGTGTTTTCTGTACCTACGGTTATAGCATTTGCTGCCGCACCAGTTCCAACATTAATAGTTTTGACGCCTGTAGAAGCTGCCACATTTATTGTCTGTATTCCAGTACCACCAAGTATTGTAGCTGCACCAGTGTTATTACCAGTTCCTCCAAAGTTGATAGTTCCAGAAGTTGTTGTCGGAGCAAATGTATAATCACTTGTTGCTGCACCATCTAAACTAAAGTTTCCTGTACCGCATATTAATGTAAGAGCTGCTGCTCCTGAAGCTGAACCAATAGTAACTAAGTTAGCTACTGCTCCTGTTGCTATTCCAACAACTTTAGCCGCTGTTGCTCCTCCTGCGATATTAACTGTTGTAGCACCCTCGCCACTTCCGATCTCAACAATGTTAATTCCATCAGAATCGCCTAGAGTCATAGTGCCAGTTTGGCTGGTTCCACCAATTGCTATAGTGCCTGTTGTAGTACTTGCTCCAAGTGTATAAGTTGAAGCTGCATTACCATCTAAGGTAAAGTTTCCTGTTCCAGCTTTAAGGTCTAATGAAGAAGCTCCTGTTGCATCACCTATAGTAATTACATCTGCGGAAGCAGCTGCACCGATATTAATTGTTTTAGCACCTGTACCACCACCAGCAATTTCTACTGTCCTAGCACCTGTTCCAGAAGCAAATTTACATGTTCCTGTATTTACGCCAGTTGAAGAAATCTCATAAGTAGAAGTTGTATCACCTTCTAAAGTGAAGTTTCCTGTTCCAACTAGTAGATCAAGAGAAGCCGCTCCTGATACAGTACCTATTGTTACTACGTTAGCTACAGCTCCATCCGCTATGTTGACTACATTAGCAGCTGTTGCTCCACCAGCAATTTCTACTGTTGTAGCGCCTTCCCCAGAACCGATTTGAACAATATTAATACCATCAGAATCGCCTAATGTAATAGTTCCTGTCTGAGAAGTACCACCTATATCAATTGTACCTGTAGTAGTAGTTGCTCCAACTGTGTATGTAGTAGCTCCTACGCCATCCAGTGCAAAGTTTCCTGTACCTGTATTTAGAACAATTGCTGTAGCTCCAATAACATTACCAAGAGTAAGTGTATGAGCTATTGCGTTTGTTCCTACGTCTAATGCACCTGTTCCGCAATCTACAACAACAGAACAAGCTCCATTAGAGTTTCCTAGAGTAATTGTTCTCTCACCATCTGTACCAAGGTTAATAGCTTGGTCAATATCGTCATTACCAATATTGATAGCTGCTGCACTTGAATTAAGATCAATTGTTCCTGCTGCATCTACTACGAATTTATCACTAGCATTTGCTGTTATATCTCCAGTAGTTGTTGACGCTAAAGTAATTCCGCCAGTTCCTGAATTAATTGTTACTGCGGTTGTTGTTGTAATATTCCCAATTGTAATCGCTCGTGCTGCTGCTCCAGTTCCACAATTTATAGCTCCTGTTCCTGCGTCAGCTCCTAAGGAAAGAGCTGCTGCACCTGTTACTATTGTTGCGGATGCTCCAAGAGTAGCTAATCCAGTAGTTGATGCAGTTGTAAATTCTGCTGCTGCTGGTGTTGTACTCCCGATTGCTGGTGGTACTGCAAAAATATCTGCCAATTTTAATGGTGTAATTGCTTTATTATCTAGGGTTACAGCTTGAGTTTCTGCTGTTGTTGCAACTTCTAAGATACCTTTCACTGTTTCTGAGGCGTCTGGCGCTCCAGCAATCGCAACTGCAGCAAGTCCTGCTGGTGTGTTAGCCACTGTGTCTAAGGCACCTGCGGTAGTTTCAGCCACCGTTGCCAGTCTAACAATACCCTTCTGAGTTGTAGTTCCATCTTGAATAAGTGACTCTATAGCACTGTCAAGCACGCTAGGATTAATCATTAAATCTGTTCTTTCTCCAGCCGCAGCTTCTGTCGCTGTTGCAAACCTAGCTTCGCCTGTTCTTTTATCAGTTGCCTTAGGTCCCATGTAGGAATTTGGGCGTTTATATTTTGGCATGGTTTCCTCCTATGCTTGGTTAACTTTATTTTTAAAGTAACCAACGTAAGTATAAATTTAAATATTTAATTGGATAACAATGAAGATTGGTATATACTTACATACATGACAAAAATGTATAAACGCACTACCATTTGGTTACCTATTGTTATACACACTCAAGCAAAGATGATGGCTTTATTAACAGACTCATCATTTTCTGACTTGCTACGTATAGCTTTGTTAAAAGAAATTAAATATTTAAAGGCACAGAATGATAAAAAAAACACTTACAAGATTAAATGAGTTATTCCACGTTGTGAATGATAAGAAAATTATAGGCCCTGCTCCTATGATGACTGGTGATTGCTCAAGCTTAATAGGTGATTGCTCAGAATTAAGTGGTAATTGCTCAAACTTATGGGGTAATTGCTCAAGCTTAATAGGTGATTGCTCAGAATTAAATGGTGATTGCTCAGAATTAAGGGGTGATTGCTCAAGCTTATTTGGGAATTGCTCAAACTTATGGGGTAATTGCTCAAGCTTAAGAGGTCATTGCTCAGAATTAAGGGGTGATTGCTCAAGCCTAAAGGGTGATTGCTCAAGCTTATTTGGGAATTGCTCAAGCTTATTTGGGAATTGCTCAAACTTAATAGGTGATTGCTCAGAATTAAATGGTGATTGCTCAAGCTTAATAGGTGATTGCTCAAGCTTAAGAGGTCATTGCTCAAGCTTAATAGGTGATTGCTCAAGCTTAATAGGTGATTGCTCAAGCTTAATAGGTGATTGCTCAAGCTTAAGAGGTCATTGCTCAGAATTAAGTGGTAATTGCTCAAGCCTAAGGGGTGATTGCTCAAACTTAATAGGTGATTGCTCAAGCTTAAGAGGTCATTGCTCAGAATTAAGTGGTAATTGCTCAAGCTTAAGAGGTCATTGCTCAAGCTTAATAGGTGATCTAGACGAGGCAAACATTTCTAATGCCGAGAGACTCAATGGCATTGATATTAAAGACTTAATTAAGGATGAGGACACGATTTAACCCCTAAAACATTCCCTCAAAACAACCACTTAAACCTCTAAAACTCAACAACATAAAATGCCACTTTCTCTATTTACCCTAACGCGTTGCCCTAAGTACTTTACCCCAATTTCCCGATCGTTATTGATTTAAAGATGTAATAATAAGATAATATAGAAAAATACCTGGTTTTCTTAATTGGGTTTTTTCCTAAAGTCTACGTGTTAGCGCATGTAGGCTTTATTTTTGTCGTACGGGTCTTTAGAAAAATTCGGGTTTTTTAATTAAAATATTATCTGTAGTTTACTTATTTGTTACATTCCCATAGACTAGATGTTATAACTATATATAAGGCTACTCCATGAAATATCTATACATTTTATTGTTTATTTGGGGAATTCAAATCATTTTTAGAGACTGATTCTTGAGATTCTTTTCCTGCTATAAATCCAGTTTTATATAAATATCTAATTAATTGATCTGCTACTTGATTTGTCTCTTTTGATCCAGCGTTACGTTTCATTTTAAGCATAAAATTAATAGTTTTATCAATAGCTTCTGGATTTGTAATAAGTTGAGCTAACTTTCTTTTAGCTGCTGTTTTTACAAGTATTTTAAATAATGTCTTACCTCCAAAAATAGCCGCTTTTTTAGGGTTAAGAAGACTTAATAATCCATTCATTAGATTAACAAATTCGTTCATATGTTCTTTTTGCACTTGAGTATTCGATTGGTTAACAAAATAAGTAAATTTCTCTTTTACGTTTTTTGCTAAGTCCGCAAGCTTTTCTACTTTTGCAAATTGGGTTGGTGTTAATAGTTCTTTTAATAAGTTCCTTGAATTTTCTGATCTCATTAACTTGTTAATTGCATTTATAGATAAAGCATTTTGAAATATTTGTTGCGCTTTAAGCTGCTTGAGACCGTTAAATATTCTTACTCCATTTTTTGAATCTCCAAATAAGTTTTTAACAGTTCTAATTCCACTAACATTACTCATTTCATTTAATAAAGCTCTATTTGTATCTTCTGATAACATTGTTGATAAAAGACTTTTATTTAACTTATTTTGGTCTGATCTTATACCTTTTAACCTAGATGTTAATTCCTTAGATACTTCAGCTAAACTTGTTTGTTGTTCTTTTAATAAATCAATGTCTTCTTTCGTCTTTCTCTTGTTAGCTCTTAAATCTCTTTGTAGCGAAATCTTATCTTTTTTTAATTGTTCAATATCTTTTTTATTTTGACTGTCTGTAGCTTTTTGTAAAGCATCTTTTTGCGCTCTACCTGTTATATATTCAATTGGCAAATCAGCTTTAGACCTAAGCTCTCCAGCAACTTTCTCTAACTGAGAAGCAACTATTGGAGATAAGTTATTTCTATTTGTTTCTAAAAATCGTTCTATTACACCAAGTTGACTAGTAGCTACTTTTGCTTGTATCATTGGCATATTTTGTAAAGCAGAGAATTGAGCTTGCTCATTAGCCTTTAAGTATCTGTTAACATCAGCAATACGTTGTATCTTATGAAAAGTCATTTTACCTGGCTCTGGATGTCCTACTACCTTTTCAATAGAATGCCTTCTCAATGGATTTAGATCTTTTAATGGTATAAAGTTTTCTAAAGCTTGTATTGCATCTAAATTTAACGCTCTACCAGCTTCTTGAGGCGACATATACTTAACTCTACCATTTGTTCCTTGCTCTAAAGGTAAATATTTATTAATGAATGTTTCATTAGCAAATTCAAATTGTTCTAACAATCCAGCTTGTTTTAACATTCTCTTTAATTGAGAATCAAATTTATGATATTCATTTTTAAGAATCTTTTCACCAGGAAGAGAACTTTTCCAGTTAATTACTTGGCCTAAAGTTTTTCTAGTCTCCCACATCTTTAATAATGTAGGTATTTTTACTCTACCTTCCATTTCATCCCAATTTGATATAAATTCACCAGGCGTAGTAAAGTTATTTCTTAATGATTTAAGTTTATCAAGAGCTTTTTCTTGTGTTGGAGATAAAAATTCTAGCTGCTCTATTCCCTTAACCATGCGGTTTAGGTCAAACATCATTTTTTTAAATGGTACTTCTGGAACTACATATTTACTTTCTTCGGCTGCTTTATATAGATCACCGTATATTTTCTTTTTTTCTACTGACGCTTTCTTATAAGCTATGTCTCTTTGTTCTTTATACAGTTGTCCTGCTTCTGGGCTACCTATTCTTGGAGATATACTATCATAAATAGTTTCTGTTGCTGTTTGAGGAGCTTTTTCTGGTAAAGGAATACTATCTATAATTTCTGCTGCTTGTTGATCTTGTGGAGTTGATGCGTTTGCCTTTATTATATCACTTGCATTGCTTATTACAGACCCTTCTACACCTACTTCTGTGCTAGGTAGGCTTTGAGTCGATTCTTTTGTTATAGAGGCTATTTGAGGTTGTATTGATGGTTTGGATGGAGTTTCTGTGTCTTCTAATATCTGTCTTGTAGCTTCTGACTGATCTTCTTGTTGTGTTTGTAATGCTTTTTGTTGAATATCTAGTGCTTGTGATTTCTCACCTATCGCTGCTTGCTCTTTAGCAACCTGTTCTTCTGCTGTAGATAAATCTTGTCCTTTAACTTCTAATTCATTAGCAAGAAAGTTTTCTGCTTCATCTACTATTGAGTTATCAATTGCTACTATATTTAATAATGAATCACCAAATTCTTTATCTTGCCCAGCAATAAAATCTTTCATTATATTTTTTGTAGCAACGTTTTTTTGCATAATTCCTAATGCTATATCAGTTGCTGTTCCTTTAGATGCTGTTGCAAATGTTGGAACTATACCTGTTTCTGATACATTTTTTGCATTTTTTAATAAACTTTCTGTAGTTTTTTCTAATACATATATACCAGCTTTATCAAGCACTGATGGTATTACATTATAACCTAATGGAATACCTATTAAATCTGCTACTGGCTCTGGCACTCCCTTGCTTGTTAATCCCTTTGAAATTGCTGCTGCTGCTACAGGTTTAGCTGTTATCCCAAAAGCTATGTTAGCTCCTCTTACATAGGCTTCTTTTTGAGCCAGTCTTCTAGCTCCCATTTTAGCTGCTTGTAAAACTCCATGTCTAGCAACTTTTGTAGTTCCTAAAGAAGCTACATCAGATATTAAGAATGGTAAATCCATAATTGCAAATTCTGTAGCTTTCCAAGTAAGAGACTTTTGTATATTTTTAGGAATAGGTTTGCCTTTTTCAGCCATTTTTTGTGCATGAGATTTTCCAAAATAACTTGGGGCTACATCATATAAATTAGAACTTCCAATTAAAGAAGAATCCATACCTGTTATCACACCAGTTGCTTTAACTGCTTTTTGCATAACAGATAAATCTTTGCCTTCTTTTGGATTTGTGTAAGATGTATATGCTTTACCTAAAGAAGGTAATGTTGTTGTCAGATTTCTAGCTCCAGATATAGCAGCTTCTTTGACTGTAGAACCTTTCCATTCTTCAGCTTCTTTTTCATTTTGTCTATTAATTTGTTCTTTCGTTTGGTCTAAAACAAAACCTGGTGGTAATGGAGGTAATGATGTTTTATTTCCTTCTGATGATAGAGTAGAAGATGATTTTCCTTGTGGTTCATCTAAAACAAAACCTGGTGGTAATGGAGGCATTGTCATCGTACAGGTTCCCATTTTCCATTTTTTAAAATCAATTTATTTCCTGATGCATCAGTTGCGGTTGGTTGATGTTCCGTGTCTTCTATTCCACCTTCAAGAGCTTTTATTCTATCTGTTATCATTTTTTCCATACCTAAGATGTTTCCCTCTATTTCCTCTTGTGATAGCCTTGGATCATCTAACCCTTCTCTTATTGCTTTAAATTCATCCTTATTTCGAATATTTAAAGTTGTAGCTTGAGTAATCAAACCTCTTCCAATCCTAGCATATTCTGCTCTATCCAGATTTCCTTGACGAGAGAACATACTACCCCATTTAGCGCCTGTTTTTCCTACTCCAGCCCACTTTGAACCTAAATGCCCTCCCATCAATAACTCTTTTTGTCTTCTAACAGACTCTAAAGCTGCTTTTGCTAAAGCTATTTTTTCATTTTTAACTGCACTTTTTTTATCAACATTTTGTTTTACAATCTCTTTTTGCAATCCTATATCAAGATTAGCTATATTTGGATTCATTCCTTGAGATTGATAATATTGTGCTGCTTGTTGCTTTTGCTGTTGTTGTCTTTGTTGACTATATACATTCAATGCAGAAGTTTGATTTTCAGGACTAACTCTTGAAAAAATCTGTTGCATCACATCTTGAGATTTACTACCTATTTTTTGTGAATCTTTTAAAATCTGATCTAATGCTGATGCATCCTTATATTTTCTAAGTCCTTCAGATATAGCTAAGGATGTTTCCTTGCCTACTTGAAATGGATCATGTGATTGTGTCATAAATTACCTCATTATTCCTGTATACGGATTATAAACTTGAGATTCTTTTTCAAACCCTTTTCTTGCTGGTAAGAAAAGATCTTCTAAAGAGTTTAGATCTCTTGGATCTTTATAACTATCATTAGTTTTATTATCTGAATATAAAGATAATATATTACCTATATCTTTACCAAATGATCCTCCTAAATAACCTCCTGCTCCTTGTAGTGCTGCTTCATCACCTGACATTTGAGGCTGTACACCAGCTGGTTGGTCTAAAATATTAGACATAGCTCCTGCTCTTCTAGTCATAGCTGCTTGCTGTTGTTGCATATAAGCTTGATTCATTTGTTGGTTCATATCGACACCAGCTCTTGTTAAAGCATCGTTCATTCCAGAACCTCTTTCTTTTCCTGCTGCTATATAACTTTGTTGTATTTGTGGTGCTATTTGGGTATCAAACATTTGTTTCATTGGATTGACATATGATTGCTGAAATTGATTTTCATCCATCTTAAATAAATCAGCATAAGGTCCATTACCATCTATTGATGCCATTAATCTATCTATCATTTCTGATTGTTGTTCTTGAATATGTGTAGGTTTTTTTTGCCTATTTGCTATAATTGAACTAATAATACTTCCAGCTGCTGCAATCCCAGCTGGTATAATTGCTGCCATAATGACTTCCTTATAAAGTTTTCCATGTTACTGCTGTTGCTGTTCTAGCTACTAACATCTCAACTTTTTGAGTTAAATTGTTTAAGTTTATTGTTCCATTTGCTGAAAATGTATCAGTTACTTGTCCATCTATTTCTCTAACATTTATATCAGGCTTTTGATTAACTGCTAATGCTAATTGTTGATACATATCTTCAATTATTTCTAAAAGGTTTTCATTAGTTAAATTTTCTCTATTTCCGATGTTGTAATATTCTGGTAATCTAGCCATATTTCCTCTAATTACTTGTTATAGAGCCTGGACTACAATGTATTCTTATTGAACTAATAATAATAGGTTGTAATGCATTTTTTTTATAAATTCTTATATTTAAAAAGTTTGATTCTTGATCAACTATTGCTGTAATCCATTGTCTCTTTTTACTAGAATCAGGATCTGGTGAAAGTTGTACATCTTTTTTAAATGGTGTATCTTCTTCATCTTCAGAAAAATCAAGATATACAGAACCAGCTTTATTATTAATTAGAACTTCTATATGTGAAACAAAACAATTCATACCTTGATCTCTATAAGGATTAAAAGGTGCTAAAATTGCTTCAAAATTTATTATTTTAGTAATAAATCCACCGCTAGTATAAGCCGTATAATCAGTTGAATTTAAATTAACAGTTACAGCTGCTCCAGTTGCTGCTGAAACAGTTGCAATTTTCTCATTTATTTCTGTCATTCCTACGACATTTCTAATATAAACTTCATCTCCAATCTTAAATCCAGCTTCTGCTGCTATAACAGCACTAGCAGCTTGGTTAATAGCTGTTATTGGTGCTGCATAATCATCAAAATCAACATTTAATCTATAAACATATCCATCATCATCTCCAGCTAATGTCTTTTGAGTAGCTTCCCCTAAACCAATTTTATTCCAAATTTCATCTGTAGTATCCCATCTAGCCCAATCTGCTTCTACTGTTTCATCTATTTGATTCCATGCTAAATTTTTACCACTATATGTTTCTCCAAAAACACTAAATCGTTGATCATATATAGCCCATGTACTCTCTTCATAATTATATATTAATACTTGATCTTGAGTTTCATCAGCTAACGGTGATTCACTTTGTCTATATGCAAACATGAAGTGACCAGTATTTCGATCGAAACCACCATAAGTTAAGTCTATATACGGTTGTTCAATTTCATCAGTTGTAAAATTTGGTATTTTATTATCAAACCTTACTGATTTTCTACCATCTGTAGTTATTAATCCTGTTGAACCTAAAGATTTAACTTCATTACTCCATCCAACTAGAGAGAACGTAGCATCTGTACCTATTACTGATGGAATCTTTCTTGTTATATAAGGAATATTTGAATCACTAGTCTTTGTTAATGTCCAAACTGACTTTTGAAATTCCATTATTATTACATCGCCTAAAAAATGAGTTCCCTTCATTAACTCATATGTACTTACAGTTTCAAGACCTGAACCAACAACATTAAATTGATCACCTTTTCCTGTAGTATCTCTTGTACCAGAATATAGTACACTTTGATGGTATGAACTTCCACCTAATACAGGAACAAAGAAGTTTATTTTCCCATTAAACCAATGTACTTTAGTTGCTTTAGTTAAAGCTAATGCGTTATATGGTTTATAATCTGTATTATCTCCAATAATAGCAGCATTATCTGTGAAACCTTTTACATGTGTACCATCATAAAAATAAACGGCTTTCATCCCTTTTCCAGTAAAAACAAATCTTTTTGTACCATTTGCTGCAAAATAAGTCGTTCCTGAAACATATTCATCTCTACTAGCAATAGCAAATTCACCTGTTGGATCTAATGTTAATAAACGTGGACTAAAATGTATTTGAGTAAATATTTCTGTTACTGAATTATAACTATATAAATATTTAGTAGTTATTACAAGTAACTCTCTTGTTCCATCACCTGCTGGATCAATATTTTCAAAGATACCCATAACTCTAGTACCATCAGGAAAATCTGTTTTTTGATTCCCTAGTCTGTTTCCAAACTGCATGAATCCTTTTCTAGATTTCAACTCTTGTCTATAAATGAAACCGTTTCTTAAAACTTCAAATGCATCTGCTGGATCTAGAAAATTAACTCCCGAATTATCTAAACCTGTAACAAAACCAGCATTTTGACCTTTTGAAATTATCTCATAAATATCCATTTAGCCTCCAAAGCATATGAACCAACATTGTAATGGATTTACGTTTTGTTGAACCCCAGCTGTCAAAACATAAGTCCTAAAATTTACCAAATCAACTTTTTTAGAATTAGTTAACGGTCCACTATCAGATCCTTGTACGTTAAGATGCATGAAATCTTCTGTACTACCACTAAATACACCACCACCTAGTACAGCATAATTATTAGTTGGTAATGCAGTCGCAAATTTTGCTATGAATTTACCTGTAGCACCGCCTTGAAATGTAACCGGATTAGCAGCATCTAAATTATGGGAATACTGCATTACAATGGGACCACCAGCTACTGTAAAAACACCCATAGCTCTAATTCCTAATAGTTGCATTATTGCACTTGCATTTCTTATATATGGTTGAACATCTGCTCCTCCTGGAGCTTCTGCTGCTGTCTTAAGTCTTGCAAAATAAGCTAAATCTGCTGAACCAACTAATGTTGGACTAGTTGGAGTAGCTATTGCACCATCAGTATATTTAGGCATTTGAGCAAATTTATGATGTCCATCTTCATCTCCGCCAATGTTCCAAAAATGATCTTTATTCATTTCAGTTTCTGTATAAACAGTATTATCATTTAATGTTGATTCATTAGCTTTTACTGTATTTGTTCCTACTGGAGCTGTTTCATGCCAACCCATTGTTTACCTCCTTTTTTTATTTCTACTAGGAACCCCTATAGGTCCTTTTTTCTTTCCTTTGCCTAATCCTTTTCCTCTTCCCTTGGATCTTATTTTTCCACCTGGACATTTCTTTTTCATTGTTTGCCTCATTAAAAGCTTGGTTTTGCTCGATTATGTTTTGCTTGATTATATGTTCTCGTTAACAACAGCTTTCTCTCATGCGAAAACTCAACCTTAAGCTGGTTTAACGCATTAGTCTCAAACCTATAGTCTCTAGCATAATTTAAAGCTGCTCCATAGGCTATATATCTCATCCAGTAATCAAATGGTAATTCTTCTGTTATTGCTTCAAACTCAGAATTTATTTTATAACCATATATTGATACTGTATATTCTTGCTCAGGAATGGTTCTAAATACTAGTTCTGTTCCATAATAAAGCATCTGGGTTGGATAACCTGCTATTAAAATACCTGAATTGTTTATACCCCAGTAACCATAAAATTCACCTGGATCTTGATATATCTCTAAACGATTCCAAGATATCGACTCATCTGCTGGATCTGTTAATGTTATAAAGCCTTCAATAGATATATTAGTGAAATTATAATCGGCGCCTACATCATTAAAGGTGTAGACACCTGTTGTGTTTGTTTCGTCTATTGTAAACTCTAATGAACCATATTGTTCAAATAACTTAACGTCATCAGACATAGTCATAGACACAAAGTCATTTATGTACTTTCTTAGTGTTGTATCATCTGAATCTGTATCATTTTCGTTACGTCTGCCTATTGCTAAACGCATAATCCTTAAGCTATCTGAAACAAACTGTGCCATAATTAATCCTCGTATATTGTTCTTAATGCAAATCTAGGATCCATTGAGGCAACTCTGGTTTCTCTTGAACCATCTGCGTTATCATACCATTGCCAATTTGGAGTTCCTTTCTTTGCTAAATATGCCACTATACATCTAGGTAAATCATATGTTTTACCAGGAATTAAGGTCATATTAAAATCTATCATATCATTAGATAACATCACTGGTAGTGGATTCGTGGGTTGATCTTTTCTGTTAAATACAATCTTCTCTGTAGGATGTAATTCTATAGGACAAGGTTTTATTGGGTATCTGCATATTTTCAATTTATGATTTTGCTTTCTTGCCTCTCTGTTGTATCTGATATAATCAGTCAACGTTTCTAAAGGCATATCTTCTATTGCTAATTTTTCTTCTTTTGGTGCCGCTTCAATAATCTTATCAATTTTAGCGGGCTGCTCTAAATATTTGCTTTTAGCCATCTTGTTTCCTTTTGTTTTGTTTTAAATTAGAGGGGCGAAAATACTAGAAATTTCCTACAATCCTTTTGAGACTGATTCCCTCAACGTTTCTAAGTTACTTAGCCTATGTCGCCTAAGTCTGTTACTTGTCCTAACTTAATACACTTAATCATTAGGATCTCACCATCAGCGCCAATACAGTCAGTTCCAATGGTTAACTTGTAAGTAATAGGGTCATAAGTAAATGCTGAGCTCAATGCTTGTGTGCGTGAGATACCCATTACACTACCACCTGACACATATGCCACATAAGCTGCGGAATCAATGTCTTCGCCTGTTATTGGATCTTGTAATGAAAAAGTATCCGCTGTAAGAACGGTAATGCTATATAGCTTATTTACCAATTCGTCCATGCCACGAGCTGTAGTCATCTCAGGGCCAAGATCGGTAATACGTACTTGCCAACCTGTTGCCATTCCATGAGCTACTGCTGTAACTACGCAAGGATCTGCTTGGGTTATACCTGTGATTGCTGTTCTATAATCGGTTGTACCACCACTAGTATTAGCAGCAGTGAAACCGTTAGTTGTACCTTGAACATAGGTATAAGCTCCACCACCATCTGCGGTAGTTACTTGTTCTTTATAAGAATAAGCAGCAGTTGTTAGATCTTTAAACCACATAGAATGAGGAATGCCACCTGCTGTACTTGTCCAATCTGTTAAATTGTAAATTTCAACAATATCGGCGTCAAAGTTCATTGTTAATGTGTACTCTGCTCCACCTGATATTAGTTTAAATCCTTCGGTCATTGTGCGACCTTCGAATAAATCTGACATAATTTTTATCTCCTTAAATTACGCTTTTGTTGATAGTAATGCGACGATGTGTGAATCATCTAGAATTGCTGCATTGAAATAAGCAGTGAATCCCATTGATTGAAATCGGTTTAAATAATCGTTAAATCCTAATGGCTTCAAGATCATTTCTGTTGACACTTCATCAAGTCCTACATATCCATATGCGTTTGCACCAACAAAAGTGTTGTTGTAAACTGGAGCTGCATCTGTTGAAACTTTTACTAAAGTAGATGTAACCCATCTAGCTTCATCAGTTGAACCAA